AGCCGAGGCGCGCGGCGGGCGATGGCCTGCAGCGCCCGCTGCGCGTCGGTGTAGTCGATCTCGACGCGGGCCATCGTCGCTACAGCGCCGAGTCGGTGGTCTGGTACTCGATCTTCGGCATGTTCGTGCCGTCGTAGGCCCAGGTGAACGACCACGAGTTCGTCAGCTCGCCGGGGCCGTCGACGCCCTGCGTGGACTGCTCGAACAGCACGCCGGGGATGGTGAACCGCACCAGGTAGTAGTGGGTGCTGGTGATCAGCGCGCCCTGGTGCTCGATGACCAGCGACTTGTACGCGGTCGCGTTGGCGAGGTCTTGGAACGTGGCCTCGTCCAGCCAGTCCGCGGTCAGCGACCCGGTGATCTGCGTGAACCCGTTGAGCACCGGCTCGGCCTTCAGCCCGGACGCGCCCGCGGTGTAGTCCTCGGTGTCCAGCGGCCGGGTGATCGACAGCGAGTACGACCGGACGCCGGAGACGCTGGCCTCCGCGCCGTAGGTGCCGACCTTGACGGTGGCCTGCCCGCCGTGGAACGGCGGCTGCGTCTGCGCGGTGTACGACGGCGTCACCAGGGCGGCGGTGTCGTTCCACGACTGGCCGTCGAGGTTGAACGTCGCGGCCAGGATGCCGTTCGTCTCGCAGGAGAACTCCGCGGACGTGACCTTCGCGCCCTGCACGGTGTGCGGGTTGACGGTGCCGCCGCGCTTCGGGGCGCCGACCTGCACGGTCAGCGACTTGCCGAGCGTGTCCGACAGGGTGTGCGTCTGCTTGTACGCCGGGGTCGCCAGGGTCGTCGACGTCGACGAGCCCATCAGCGCCTCCAGCAGCCGCCCCATCGTGACGACCTGGAAGTCGCACGACACGGCCACCTGGCCGGCGTTCGTCGCCTCGGCGTAGTGGACGGCCAGCGGGCCGTGGTTGCCGCTGGTGATGCCCTGGCCCTGCACCCGGTTGGCGACGCGGGTCGCCGACGCGGAGTTCACGGGCAGGAAGTAGGACGGGGTCGCGTAGGTGCCGTAGGCGGACTCGTTCTTGAACCCGAACGACATCGCCAGGCCGGAGCCGATGGCCATGGGTTACTCCTTCTCGCTCTCGGCCTTGGCGGCCTTCTTGGTGGTGACGGGCTCCCACAGGTCCTCGGCCGGGTTGGCGTCGGGCGGGAACTCGGCGACCTCGTCCGGGGCCACCGTCTGAGGGCGGCCGGACGGGGTGAACAGGGCGCGGTCGGACACGTTGCGGTACTTCACGGCGCTCCTCAGATCAGGGCGGTGGCGGTGACGGTGAACGGGCAGATGACCTCCGCGCCCTGCGCGGTCTGCGCCTGCCGGAACGTCCCGAGTGTGACCTCGGCGCGCAGCACGTCGGCCAGGCCCAGCGACGGGTCGGCCCGCAGCACCGACTCGACGGCGCCGAGCAGGACGACGCAGCGGGCGCGGGCCGCCGCGATGTCGGCGTCGCCGCGGAACGACGCCACCGCGCAGCGCACGTCGAGCCGCTCGTCGCGCTTCGCCGTCGGCCCGAGCTCGTGGTACTCCTGCTCGATCTCGATGGCCGTGTCGTCGTCGGCGTCCCAGCCGTAGCCGACGGTGACCACGTCGACGAGCTCGTCCTGCGTCACCGGCGGGCCGTCGATCACCAGCCCCGTCAGGGTGGCGTCCGCGGACAGGGCGGCGACCAGGGCGTCGACGACGGCGTCGGCGCGGGTGACCGCCATCAGGCGATCCCGACCATGCGGTACGGCTCCAGCAGCTCGGTGACCCGCCGCGGCAGCGACCAGCCGGTGCCGTTGGCGTACTCGTCGCCGGCCAGCGGGTTGCGACCCGACATGGTGCCGCGCTGCGTCGTCCACAGGTGCCGCAGCGCCTCGAGGACGGCCTGCTGGACGTCGGCCGGAGGGGAGGTGTACCCGGCGACGTAGGCCACCGTGACGCCGCGCCGGGAGCCCGCCCAGTTGAGCAGGCCGTCGTCGTCGCGCCACAGCACGCCTGACTCCGGCTCCAGCAGGTAGTCGGTGACCGCGGTCCCGTCGTCGGTGACGGTCGTCACGGAGATGACCGGGGTCCAGCGCAGCAGCAGCGTCGGCGACCCGCCGTCGTGCGTCTCGGTGAACGTGCGGCGGCGCAGCGCCCGGCCGGCGTAGTTCTCGCAAAGGTCGGTCGCCACGTCGAGGAACCGGCGCAGCTCGTCGTCGCTGGTCGTCGACGTGATGTTCAGGTGCCGCTTCGCCTCGGCGAGCCCGACGACCGGCAGGTCCGCGGAGTCGCGGACGTCGAAGACGTCGGTGTACGACGACGCGTTCGCCCCGGTGCCGACCCACGCGACCGCGTGCCGCCCGGCCAGGGTCGGGGTGAAGTCGTAGGCGTACGACCCGGTCGTCGCCGACGCGGTCACGGGGGACACGACCGACGTCGTGCCATCCGGCAAGGTCAGCGTCAACGTCATCAGGGTGACGTTCGCGGCGGCCCCGTTGGCGTCGGTGACGGTGACGGCCAGCGGGACGACCGAGCCGAGGTCGTACGCCATCGTCAGGCTCCTATCGTCGCTGTCGCGCGCTGCGCGCCGGTCATGTGTGCCGCCGCCCCGTCCGCACCGGCCGCCGCTGGCCCTACGCCGGTCGCTGCCGCGAGAACGGCGCCAGCCCGGTACGACCACACGGCAACTGCCGCCGACCCCGTAGCGCCGCGCATAGCGCCGGTCGTCGTGAACAGGGTGACGCCGCCGTCGGCGGTCGCCGCACCCGCCACGGTGGCGAACACGGCCGACCCGGCGAAGGCAGTGACCCCGCCGTCGGCGGTAGCGACGGCGACCAGGGAGACGAACTCGGCGCCGGCGGCGAAGGCCGACGACCCGCCGGCCGCTGCGGCATCGGCCGCCGTGGTGGCGAACGTGGCGTCGCCGCCTGCGAGGAACTCCCCGACGCCGCCCGCCGCGGTCGCGGACCCGGCAACGGTGGCGAAGGTGGCGGTCCCGGTTAGGGTCGTGCTGCCGCCGGCCGCGGTCGCGGCGCCGACGGTCGTGCCGAAGGCCGCCGACCCGGCGAACGACGTCGACCCGCCGGCCGCGCTGCCGGTGCCGACGACGGTGACGAACTCGGCGACGGACACCGTGTCGAACGTGGTGACGCCGCCGACCGCCGTCGCGGTGCCGACGGCGGTGGTGAACGCGCCGTCACCAGCGAACGACGTCGATCCTCCGGCCGCTGACGCCGTGGCGACCTGGGTCGTGAAGACGGCCGTCCCGGCCAAGGTCGTCGACCCGCCGGCCGCCGTACCTGTCCCGGCCGTCGTGGTGAACACGGCCGACCCGGCGAACGACGTCGACCCGCCGGCCGCCGTCGCGGTCCCGACGGTCGTGGTGAACGTGGCGTCCGACGACGCCTCCATCGACCCGACGCCGCCCGCAGCGGTCGCCGATCCGACGACCGTCGCGAAGGTCGCGCTGACGGTGCCCGACATGGTGGTCGAGCCACCAGCGGCGGTCGCAGCGCCCGCGACGGTGGTGAAGGTTGCGCCACCCGTGCCGGTCGAGGACCCACCGGCTGCGGTGCCGGTGCCGACGACCGTGGTGAACGTCGCGGAGCCGGTGGCCGTACTGCTCCCACCCGCAGCGGTGCCGGTGCCGACGACGGTCGTGAAGGTGGCGTCGGGGTTGGTGTATTGGAACGACCACGACCCGTAGTCGCCGAGGAACATCCCGGCCCGGTCGAGGTAGACGACGGTCCCGTTGGCGACGTTGCCGATGCCGACGCTGATCCCGGCCGTGACCGCGTTCGCTGGCACCGTGAACGTGAACACGAGCGGCGTCCACGTCGACTGGCCGATCGGGTCGACCACGGTCTGGCCGGACACGGACACGATCGACCCGCCCGAGTCCCAACAGAGGCCCTTGATGATGCCGTACCAGGACGTGTCGGTGTCGCAGCGCACCCACGCCATCACCGTGATGACCTGGCCGGGGGTGACGGCGACACCGTTCGTGCCGACGTTCGGGTAGCGCGTGAACCCCTCGGCGGCCTGGACGGTGCAGAGCAGCGACGACGAGCCGTCGAGGGCGACGCTGGTGGTGCGCGCCACCGAGGTCATCTGGAAGTCGGCGACCCAGTCCAGCCCGGTGTCGAGCGTCTGCGACGCATACGGCAGCAGGTTGACCGCCGGGGTACTGAGGAGAGCGGCCCCACCGAGGTCCGGGGCGTACAACCACAGGCTCACGGCGCTACGCGATCTGCCGGATCGACCACTCGATGCTGCGGTCGGTGCCGGTGATCTTCACCAGCGAGAACTCCCACCCGTGCAGCAGGATCAGCGACGGGGTCGCGTAGTGCGGGGAGTCGAGCGGCCCGGTCACGTTGTCGATCATCACGACGCGGGCCGTGCCACCACTCGCGACCTTCTCGTACACCTTCACCTGGAAGATGTCCCCGGCGGCGAGCGCATTCAGGTCGAGGAAGCACTGGTACACGCCGTCGGTCGTCTGGTACGTCGCCGTGGTGGAGTCCGACGCCAGGAACCGCTCGGTCGTGGAGATGGACGCGCTGGACGTGAACGCCTCGCTGATCGCCATGTCAGTCCACCCCGTAGACGATGAAGTCGGTGCCCTGCGAGGCGACCGTGGACATGACCGCGACCCGCAGGTCCTGCGCGGACGGCAGGCTGAACGCCATCGCCTGCAACTGCTGGTTCGCGTGCGAGAACCCGACCGACTCGGTGCCGGTGTCCATGTTGCAGATCAGCGGCCCGGCGATGGACGTGGACGCACCCAGCCGGATGTCCGCGAGGACACGGGAGTCGGTCAGGGCGGCGCTGCTGTTGCCCTGCATCCCCACCTGCATGTACTTGATGCCGTTGGCCGTGGACGCGGACAGGGTGCCCGCCGTCCCGTAGGTGTTCATGGTGCCCGACGCCGTACACGTCGTCCCCCGCGACGACGCCGACGTGACCCCGTAGGCGGTCACCCGCGTCCCCACCCATCCGACGCCCATCGGGCGCTGGAACAGGTTGACCCGGCACACCACCGTGTCGGACGCGATCTGCGCCTGGGCGCGGGCCGCGATCCGCGACCCAGCAGGGATGAACAGCGGGAAGAAGTACGAGTGCGCCACGTTCGCCACCGACGGGTTCAGCGCGTACCCCGCCGCCAGGTCGGGGATCAGCACCGTCTCCGACCCCGCCCCGCCGATCCCGATGTCCACCAGCATCGACGTGTTCGTGTTCGACGTGGCCGTGTTGTCCAGCCAGATGGCGATGCCCAGCGACCGCCCCCCCGTGTCCGACACCATCTGCGTCCACGACCCCTTCGTGTGAGTCGTGGACGACGCGGTGATCGTCGTCCCGGCGCTCGACGTGGTGGAGTGCGACGGCACCGTGTCGATGAAGCCGGGACGGCTCGGGACCATCAGCATCGGATCAGGACGCGGTGATCTTCAGCGTCGGGTCCGGCAGCGTCACGGTGAACGTCCCGGCCGTGCTGGTCACGTCCGACGCTTCCGTGCAGTACGCCACCAGCTCGTCCGCGCTGGCCGCACCGCCACGCGACTTGTAGATGACGGCGGTACGGGCCGTGATCGTCGCCGACGTGAACGACGGCGACGTCCACTTGATCCGCATCTCGTTCGTCCCACTGTCGTACGTCACCGCCACGCCGGACAGGGTCGCCCCGCCGGCAGAGTAGGTGCCGGACGCGCCGACCTCGTTGGTCACGTCGTCGCGGTAGTCGTGCGCGTCCTGGTCGGGCGTGTACGACGACGTGGTCAGCATGAGCTTGAACGTGTCGGTGTCGAAGTCGATCGTGCCCTTGGCCGCATTCAGCAGGCCGTTGCCGTACCACTTCCAGGTCCCGGCCATGCGGGCCTCCTTCTACAGGGTCATCAGCGCGGTCAGTCGTGGTGCCAGGTCCGGGTCGGCCATCGCCCTGTCCCACGCCACCTGGCGGACGTAGTCGTCGTGCTCCAGCACGGTCACCTTCTGGTGCCCGATGCGGATGCCGCAGTCGACGTTCACCGGGTAGCCGAGCAGCCCGGCCCTCATGCAGAACGTGACGTCCTCGCCGACCTGCTGGTCGCCCATCGCCGTCTCCTGGAAGAACGGGTACGCGGGGGTGAACATCTGCCGGCCCTCGGCCGCGGCGGCGTGCATCGCCGCGATCACCGAGCGGTGGACGAGCAGGCAGGCGGCGCCGGTCGCGTGGACCTGGAACTTGCCCGCGTCGGGGAACGTGTCGAACCGCTCCGTGCGCGGTTTGCCGTCCTCGTCGTTGACGAAGCGGTACAGCGTCGGGAACAGCCGCTTGTGGTGGGCGCCGTAGCACAGGGCGCCCACGATCGGGTGCGAGGCGTCGTGCGCGGAGTCCAGCAGCCGGTCGAGGGTGTCCGGCTCGAACACCATGTCGGCGTCGACCCACCACAGCCACTCGGCGTCGTAGTTCTCCAGGAACGCCAGCGTCGCGTCGTTGCGCGCGTTGGTGATGTTCGCGCTGGCGTTGCGCTGCTCGACGCCGACCAGCCGCCGCGGGCCGGTCATGTCGTGCAGGACGAGCCGCTGGAACGAGTGCATGAACCCGACGGCGACCTCGACCGGGTGGACGAACGCGACGACGACCCTGTCCCTGCTGCGTGCCATCAGACGATCCGGAGCTGACGGGCGCGCTGCGCCTCGACGACCAGGTGCGGGTAGTGGTCGACCACCCACTCGGCCAAGTCCTCGGGACGCTGGCCGTACGGCTGCGACACGACCCACAGTTCGAGGTTCTCGGGCCGGTTGTCGTCGCGGATGCCGTTCTTGTGGTGGACATTCTCCCACGGGTGGAGCCGGCGGCCTTGCATCTGCTCCATGACAAGGCGGTGCTGCGCGACTCTCTTCTTGCGCGACCTGTCCCAAACTGCAATGTAGCCATCGGGCATACGCCGCGGTGTGTACGACTCCCGTATGGCGCGGCTAGCGCCACCGACGTCGCCAGTCTTCCTCAGCCGGTTGTAGTGCATGACACATAGGCCGAGCGCCTCATGCTTCCGCTCGCACCCTTCTACTTCACAGACTGCAGAGCGATCCGCCGGCCGACGATACGGAGCATTCAGCGGAATCCCAGCAATGCTTCTGCGGTAGTGCATGTCGCACAAGTTCTTGGCATCCGTTCGCCGCTCGCACCCATCTACGACGCACTGATCGACTTGCCGGGTCCAGTCACGAATGGGGCGCAGCTCTTCACCCCTGCTCGCCATGCGCCAGTGGTTCGCGCAAAGTCCTTTGGCCCGGAACGGGCGATCACAGCCAGGAAACGTGCAGTGCTCCAGCCCTGAGCCTCTTTGCGGCTTGTCCGTACTGCCGTGCCTTCTCATTCTCGTGTAGTGCAACCGGCAGAGGCCCCTGCCGTATTGCTTCCGCTCGCATCCGTCGACGGTGCAGATCCTCACTGCGTCCTCCACTGGTGGGTTCCTCCGCGTACTCGGGTTCGCCCGGTGACCGGGCGCAGGGCGCCGCGCCGCGGAGGAGACGCGGCGCCCTGCTAGCCCGCTGAGTCGGCGGGCTGCTTCGTGTGCCTCAGATCACAGCTTGAGGATTCGGAAGGCGTTGGCGTTGAGCACGTCCGCACCCGTCCGCCAGAAGGCGAACCAGGCGGCCTGCCCGGTCGGGCGACCGCCGGAGGTCCCGGTCACGATCGGGTTGTAGCGCATCTCGACGCCGACCCGGTCGTAGATCAGGTACTCGGAGAAGTCGCCGAGCAGCAGGATGTTCGAGCCCGTGGTGACCGTCGCGGTCATGGTGCTGTTCTCGTAGACGGACTGTCCCAGAAGCTGGCTCGGCTGGCCGACGAGCAGGTTCGCCCAGAACGACGACCCGCCGTAGGTGTCCATCTGCCGGATCGTGTTGAGCGTGGTCTTGTTCGCCAGCCAGGACGAGTTCCCGGCGTGCCGCGGCGCGACCGCGTTCACGACCTTGTAGACGTCGGCGATCGACGCGGTGGTGAACGTGCCGCCCGTGGTCGGGGACACACGCGACGCGGTGACGGCGGTCGTCGCGGTCACGACGCCCTTCGGCTTGCCGGAGCCGTCGCCGGTGGCGAACGCGGCCTCGTCCAGACGCGACTTCGCGTCGGCGATCAGCCGCGGCAGCTGGGACACCAGCTGGCCGTCGGCCTCCTGCTCGTAGGACACCGTGATGGCCGCCGCGCCCTTGTATGCGGTGATCGACGGCTGGGTCACGGTCGGCCCGGCCTCGGCGGCCTCGGTCGCCTCGGCCAGCCACTCGGCCGAGACACCGGACGACGCCACGCCGTTCCACTTGTCGCTGGTGCCCGTCTCCACGCGGGAGATCGACCGGATGGTGCCGGCGATGCCGTCGTTGGTGAGCACGACGGTCGGGTCCAGCAGGAACGGGATGGTGTAGCCGCCGTTGCCGGCGGTGTTCGACAGCGCGGTGCCACGCAGCGCGTAGCGCTCGCCGTCGTCCATCATGGACAGCCCCATGTCGGGGCCGTAGCGCAGCAGCTTCTCGAACGCGCTGCGGTACAGCTCCGACCCGACGAGCAGCGCGTGCCGGGCGATGCCGGCGTTGCGCTCGACGTGGCGGGTGGCGGACTCCTTCGCGGAGTCGTCGACGCCGCGGCTGCCCTCGATGAGGGTCAGGGCGCGGGACTGCATCTCCGGGCCGGGGACCCAGCCGCGGGCGACGGAGTCGATGTCGTCGACCGGGTCCTTGCGGACCATGACCTGCGGGGCCTTGACCTCGTACCGCTCGACGCGGCCCTCGATGCTGGCCTGCCGGACGGCGTCGACCTTGGCGGCGCGGGTGACCGCGGCCTCGTGCTCGGACTTCTTCTCGTCCCACTTGGCGAGGAGGTCCTCGGCGCGCTGCGCCTGCTCCTCGGTGGGCTCCTCGACGGCTTCGAGCTCGACGATCTCGGTGCGGATCGCCTCCAGCTCGGCCGCGAGGCGCTCGGTCTTGTCGCTCATGCGACTAGTCCCTTCTCGCGGATGGCAAGGCGGATCGCCTGCCACTTGATGTGGAGCCGAGCGGAGTGGTCGTGGACCGGCTCTTCGGCGGGCCGACCCGGCTGCCCGTCGGCAGTGGTGTCGGGGGTCTGGATGTCGCGCAGCAGCGCGTCCCGCTCGTCGGCGGGCATGTCGGCCAGCGCGGCGCGCAGCGCCAGCACGCGGGCGGTGTCGTAGGCGGGGAACGTCACCAGGGACGCCTCTCGGAGGGCTACCTCGGTTCGGACGGTGACGTCGCCCTCGCGGACGTGCTTGATCGGGGCGAAGCCGACACTGAAGGAGTCGATGACGCCGTCGCGGACGAGCTCGAGCGCCTGGTCGCCGGCGGGCACGGCGCTGACCCGGAACTCCCCGAACAGCCCGGCGGCGTCCTCGCGCAGCGACACGGCGCGGCCGATCGGCTCGTGCGAGTCGTGCTGCATCAGCAGCTTGACCCGGTCGCCGCGCTCCTTGATCGTCTTGGCGAACGAGCCGCGGGCGAACCGCTCCAGGTAGGACGGGCCGCCGTCGGAGACGCGGGCCTCGGTGTCGAACGGGACGACGATGCCGGAGATGGTGCGCCCCTCGCCGTCGGCCCTGATGTGGAGGTCGCCCGCGAACGCGCGGGTGATCTGTCCGGTCATGCCTGCCCTCCTGGGGTGATCTGGCCCGGACTCTGCAGCTGGACGCTGACCAGTCCCGAGTGCGCCAGTAGTGACATGTCCCCGGCGACGAGCGCGTTCTGCACCGACTCCGGCTCGAAGCCCGACGTGATCAGCACCGACGCGGCCTGGCTGTAGATGTGCGCGGCGGTCGCCCGGTCGGTCTCGGCGTCCTGCAGCGCGGGGACGTTGCCGGTGTCGAACGTCAGCCGGGCGCCGGCCGGGACGTCGACGAGCTTCGCCAGGGCGGCGGCGGCCGACGTCCACAGGTGCTGCATCGTGCCGTTGGCGAACGACCGCAGTGCCTGCCCGTAGTTGCTGTACGTCGACGCGTCCAGCCCGGCGCCGAGGCCCGCGACGATCGGCGGGACGCCGGCCGCGGACGCCATCCGCGCCTCGCCCGCCTTCTGGACCGCCTCGAACGTCATCTGCTCGAACGACTGCCCGACCACGGTCACGTCGGCGCCCTCGTCGAGCACGACGGTCGCCCCGGCCGCGGACGCCCCGCCGTAGCGGGCCTGCCAGCGCTCCCGGATCGCCTGCACCGTCTGCGGGGACAGCTTCTGCTGGTACTTGATCAGCAGGTTCGGCGTGGCCGCGTTGTCGAAGAACGACGCCCGGTACGCGGTCATCTGCTTGTCGGCCTGGACCTCGCGGACGACCGGCGTCACCCACGACATGCCCAGGTGCCGCTTCAGCGGGTCCGGGACCGGCGTCCAGTGGGCGACGTCCTCCACCGGCAGGAACGCCGGGTCCTCGTAGCCGTCCTCGCGGTAGACGTAGCCGATGACGTCGTAGTGCTCGAAACCGGCCTCGTCGGTCCACTCGACGTGGGCGACCTCGACCCAGTCCGGCCGCAGCCGCACGAGCCGGTCGCCGGCGCGGTAGACGTAGGCGTTGCCCGCCAGTGACGCGTCCTGCTCCATGCGGGCCAGCAGGTCGGCGGTCGTGCCGCCGGGCCACGGCGACTCCAGCAGCCGCAGCGCCGGCGTGCCGAACAGCCGCCGCGTGGACAGCTGCTGGAACTTGACCTCCGCCTGGCTGAACAGCGCGAGCCGGGCGCCGACCAGGGCGAAGATGATGCCGTTGGCGCTGTACCCGTTCTCGGCGTAGTCGCGCAGGTCCGTGCCCAGCGTCTCCCCGTCGGCCGACCAGCGGCGCGGGAACATCGTCTGCCACGACGTCTGCCCGCCGATCGTCGGCGCGGCACGCCCGGTCAGCCTGTCGAGGAGGCGGCTCATGCGTCACCGCCTTCCTGGTCGCGGTCGAGGTCGGCGAACAGCCCGAACGCGGCGAACGCCGCGCCGAGCACGATCAGGGCCGCCGGCACCGACAGCAGCCCGACGCCGACGACGACGAGGGCCACGCCGAGCAGGGTGAGCACCGCAGCCAGCACGTCATCCCCACTTCTGCCGGAACACGGCCTCGTCCTCGCGGGTGAGCGCCGTCAGCTCGGGCGACCGCGCGGTCGCCTCGTTCGGGTGGTGGTGGACCGCGCCGACGTTCAGCCCGGTCAGCCGACCGGCCTGCTCGGCGCGCAGCCACAGGTCGTTGTCGCCGAACCACCAGCGGAAGTCCTCGTCCGGCCGCAGCGGCGACGCCAGGTCCAGCGCCCAGCACCAGCCGGTCATCGCGTCCGGGTCGGCCCCGCACAGCCAGGCGCCGTCGGCTTCGAGCCGGGCCGCCATCTCCGCGGGCGCGTCCGGCGGCAGCTCGACGTCGTCGTTGACGACGACCGCGTACCGGGCTCCGCGGCGCTGCGCGTAGGCGAGGCCCTGGTTCCACCACTGGTGGATGTTCGCGGGGCCGCGGACGTGGACCGGGTGCGCGTCGGGTGGGACGTCGACCCCGTCGGCGGTCACTACGACGACCGTCGGGTGGCCGAGACCGGCGAGCCCGGCCAGCAGGTCCGGGTGGTCGCCGCGGGTCGGGACGACGAGCCAGGTCAGCGGCTCGCCAGCCACACGGTCTCCTCCGCGTACGCCGTCGCCGTCGGCACGGTCACCTTCTCCACCGTCCAGCGCCGCAGCGCCTTGCCGATCGCCGCGTGCGGGATGGCGATGTCCGGCACGCCGAGCTCGGGGGTGAACCCGACGTGGACCGGCTCCGGCCCCGGGTCGGGGATGAACGTGGCGATGACCAGCCGCTCCTGCGCGGACGCGACCGCGTTGCGCAGCACCGCCGGCCAGTCCTCGTTGTGCTCCAGCACCGCCCGCATTAGCAGGCCCGGCGTCCTCGACCGGCGGGTGGCGAGGTCGTCGACCACGTCGCAGAAGCCCTCGGTGCCGTCGACGCCGGTGTACGGGCCGCGGTGGAACGACCGGAACGTGGCGAAGCCGCAGCCCCAGTCCTCCACGGCCAGGCCGTCGAGGAAGTCGGCGGCCAGCGCGAACACCTTGCCCGCGTCCTGGCCGTACATCGCCGCCGCGTCGGCCGGGGTCATCGTGGAGTACCAGGGCGCCCACCGGCCGACGTTGCTCACCGACGGCCCCCGTAGACGACGATGTGGGACAGCTCGGCGGGCTGGGCGACGACCTCGGCCGGGGTCCGGTCGCCGAACAGCGCCAGCAGCGACTCCAGGGTGAAGTCGTGCCGGTGGTGCGGGTTGGCCGCCGTCGTCGGCACCGTCGGCGCGGACACGATCAGCCGGTCGCAGGCGTCCGACAGCAGCCCCGCGAGCCGGGCCGGGTCGGCGACGTGCTCCAGCGTCTCGAAGCAGACGCCGACGTCGTAGCGGCCGGTCGGGACCCAGTCGTCGAGGTCGGCGCCGACGAACGCGCCGAACGGCCAGAACCGCGGGTCGACGACGCCGGGGCGGTCGACGCCGGTGTAGGCGACGGCGACGCGGCGGCCGATGACCTCCGCGCCGTACCCGACGCCGCAGGCGACGTCGAGCACCCGGTCGCCGGTGCGGCACAGGTCGGCGGCCATGACGTAGCGGTCGACGTGGCCGCCGTAGGCCTGCCAGCCGTCGGCCGGGATGCGCTCCATCAGTCGTCCCTCGTGTGCGACGTCCAGGCCAGCAGGGTGCCGATCGGCACGTCCCACGTCCCCGGCGTGATCCCGGCCCGCCAGCAGACGAACGGGAACGACACCTGGTCCTGGATGCTCCAGACGTGGCACTCGTCCAGCCACGCGGCCCCGAGCGCCATCTGCTGCGGCGTGTGCCGGCGGGCAACCGTCCCGCAGGCGTACAGCCCCGACGGGGCGGGCAACCCGGCGACCCGGTAGTGGGCGACCTGCTCGCGCAGCGGCCAGTCGCGGTACTTCGGCCACGACCAGCACCACTCGGCCTCGGCGGCGACGTCGTCGCGGTCCTCCCAGTGCGCGGACACGACGAGGTCGTGCTGGGCGAGGTTCCGGTCGGCGGCCGACCGCAGCCCCGACCCGGTCAGCGTGTACGCGCCGTCGACCCACACGCTGCAGTCGGCGTCGGTCCACTCCCACGGCAGGCACTTCGGCCCCTTCGCCGCGAGCCGCGGGTGCAGCGGCGACGGGTCGACGACGACCCGCCAGCCAGGCGCGTCGACCTCGCGGTCGGTGACGAGCACGGCGTCGTCGAAGCCGTGGTCGGGCGGCAGCGGCTTCGGGTGGTCGTAGCCGCCGTAGATCGCGGTGACGAGGGCGACGGTCACTTGACCGCCCGAAGCCGCCAGCAAAGCCAGTACGGCACCGCCGGGTCCCAGGACTGCTCGCCCGCGAACCAGCCGACGAAGCCGTAGGACCGCGCGAGGTGCCGGTGCGACTCCTGCGTGAAATACGCAAGCGTGCCCTCGGTGATCGTTTGGACATGCGTCGGATCAACATCAGCCTCGTGGTGGGGCCACGCCGGCGTCTTCGCCAGGAACGTCCCGCCCGGCCTCAGCACCCGCCAGACCTCGTTCATCAGCTCGACGAACGGGTTGCGGCGGACGCCGTCGACGTACAGCAGCCGCGGGACGTGCTCCACGAAGTCGTACGCCAGGACGTAGTCGACGCTCGACGTGTCGAACGGGATCGGGTCCACGCACAGGTCGGCGACCTTCACCCACGGGCTGCCGACGTCGACCAGGTCCACGCCCCACGCCTCGTCGGCGCCGAAGTCGTTGCGGGGACCGCCGCCGCAGCCGAGGTCGACCGAGACGGTCACAGCACCCACATCCCCGGCTCCGGGTCGCCCCGCTCGGCCCAGACGTGCCGGGCCACCGTCGCTGCCACCAGCGGGGAGATGTCCACCGTCGAGTCGCGGCGCGACCACTTCCACGCGGCGTCGCCGACCGTGCGCCGTCGCGCCGAGGCCACGGCGTCGTGCAGCGACCGCTGACCGCGGTGGACGAGGTCGCCGGACAGCACCGCGACGACGAACGCCCCGCACGCCTGCGCCATCCGTGCGCCGGCCA